ATCTGCACCATCTGCAAAGGTAACGTCTGCCGCTAGGGCAACTGCACCTGTCACACCAAGAGTTCCACCAACGGTCATATCATCAGTAACAGTTAGATCATCGCTAACCGTTAAGTCATCAACCACTGTGGTTCCTGCTAAGTTAACCGCAGTAAGTAAATCGTGAACCACGCCACCCGAACCTAGACCATCCGTTGCAATAACCTTGGTTTGCCCTGCTGGAATGATAACATTTGCTCCACTACCGCAGGTAAAAGTTAAAGCCGCAGATGTTGCGTTATACATGAACCATGTTTTGGAACTTGTGTTTGGCAGAAGTGTTACCGTACACGCTTGACCACCGCCTGTGAGTTTTAACCCAAGGCACCTGTCCGCGTCTAACGCACCGTCCGCAATTGTAATGTTATCTGTCGAGGCGTTTGCAATAGCTCTGGTTCCCCAGGCTGTTGCTTGGCCTATTATTTCTAAGTTTGTGTTTGTTGTTGTACCCCAAGTACCAGATCCATCGCCAGTAGCCATCTCGTTAAGTCTGAGGTTATTTACATAGGTGCTTGCCATTTTTAAATCCTTATGCCGCTATTATTTCTGTCCACGCGGGGGTTTGTGAAACTGCTATATCACTCCAATCAGGTGTTTGTGAAGCCGTTATACCACTCCAATTAGGTGTTTGTGAAGGAATAATTAATCCCCATACATTTGGTTCTCCAATTTGGCCTGTTGCTGTAACACCCGTTGGGTAAACATTAACGCCTTCTTGAACACTAACGTCTCCAATTGTTCCGGTTGCAGAAACACCAGTTAGTGTAACAGTTCCGGTTGTAACAATAGATTCATTACCAACTGCGCTGGTTGCAGAAACACCAGTCGGGCTTACTACTGCGGTGCCAACAACTTGTTCGTCGCCAAAACCAATAGTTCCCGTTAAGCCTGTTTCTGTGACAACTGCTCCACCAGCGGCAAGAACAGTTCCAACTGCGCCTGTTGCTGCAACACCAGTTGGAATAACCAATGCGCTTGCAAGGACGGATTCATTACCTACCGCACCCGTTGCCGCGACGCCCGTTACTGTAACAGGAAGAACAGAACCCCAAGCTCCTTCTCCCCATGTACCGCGTCCCCAACCTGTTTGCGTCGGCATTAATTACTCCATTAAGCTATTCTAATAATAGCCGCACTTGCACTAGCTGCTGGAAATTGTATCGTAAAAGTTCCAGAACTTGATGATTTATCACCACCAAAGTCTAATACACAGACGGCTTTATCACTATTTGTATCGTTATATATTAATGCACCACGAGCAGTTATAGTCGCTGTGGTAAAACTAAGGTCTGCAAAATCTGTAAACCCTGTTGTTCCACTAGATGTAGGTGCGACTTTTGTTAAAGCGCCTCCACCTGCCGCATAACTTCCACTATTACTAACTTCTTGAGATGTAGAATAAGCGGTGGTTGTGGCACCCATTGTTGCCGAACTTGTATATAACGCCAGTTTAAAAGCATTACCATTTGTTGCAAAATTATGTGTAGCAGTCAAAAGTTCTTTTTTGAACGAAGTACACATTGCTTGTGTTATAGCCATTACATTCTCCTTATAGCTTCTGCTAAGTCTTTGTGACCCGCCTCACGTAATTTATGACATATAGTAGCACGTTCTTCTTTTTTAGCCAACTCTATATAATTGTGTAAAAGATTACGAACATTATTTGCAAAGACATGTGCTTGTTGTCGAATAGGTTCTGGCGCTGTTTCAGATACAGAAACAATCTTTTTTGTTGCCATCTCTGCAATTTGATCATTGGAGTAACCACCATTACTAGATGTTACTACTCCGACAGAGCCCACCGTTGATTGTATGTCTTCACTAAGCATGTTTTTCTTTTCCATTTAATTTATGTAAGTCATGTCTTCCTATTAAAACAGGTTCTATGTCTAAGGGTTCTGAAGGTTCTGGAGGAATATACTCAGATTGCTTTGTAATTAAAAGTCCTTCGTTGTTAAACGTTTGAACCAAAGGATCTTCAAGTCTATGATACCCATAAAGCTTTTCATTCTCCGGTATATTTGTATCTAACAAGCCAGAACTATGGGCAACCTCTACCTTAATACCTTTTGATACAGCAATTGCACACCAAAATTCGCAACACGCTCGACCAGCTTCAGCTATCTTTACGTTTTTATAGCTATAATCTATTCCATATAGGCATATTTCTGTAGCTCCATACCATATAGCGTAAGCAATTGCATAAGCCACTGTGTTGTTAAAATAACAAATGTTTAATTCTTTTATTACTTTCTCAAGTGGGTATTCTTCTAAATGATCCACTCTGTCATCAAGTTCACAAGTAACAATAGGTTTCGTGTTTTTCGCCAAGAACTCTCTTGCAATCCCTGTTTGTGTTCCAGCATAATTTGTATCTAAAAATCTAGAGACAGGATCCATCATAAACGTTCTGTCAACTTGTATTATACCACCAATAGAATTAATCCCCCACGTCTCATCATAAACTTCAGAACATATACGTGACGTTATGTAATCAGCACAGCTATTACCTAAACCTACAATAGCTATCTTCATGTTCTCTCTCTTTCTACTAAGCCTCTTCGATATGCATCAGAGTTCTCACGAGCCTCGCCATAATCTTTTAACCTTATCAATGATTCATTAAACCTTTCTTGATATAGATTCATCATATCAGGTTCGCCTTTCATAAATATGTAGGCTTCAACTAAAGTTCCATATAACATTGCATTAGGAGCGTTCGTACTTAACCAGGTTGTACCAGAGTCCGACCCAGAAGTAAGACTAGCAGGCCTGTAGAAGTAATGAAGCTCTGTTGTATATGACGCATCCGGAGTTGGAGCTAGTAAAAAAGAATTATTATCAAAGTACGCATAATAAATAGGTGCCCCTGTCGTTGCTGGATTAGGTGTGTACTCTTGGAGAAAGTTTACATCCTTTTGTAAAAGAAAAGTTTTAGAACTAGAAACTTCAAAAGACAAACTAAAAGAAGCCAAGTAATCAGTTGGAACAAGTAAGAATTGATTACCTGAAGTAGTAGTTCCTGTTGCATTTTTTCTAAAGTATTGTAAGTCTACAGCGTTTAAAATTCGTTGCTCTGCGGACTCTATAAAGTCTGGCAATGATGAAACAAAAGTTGTTTCTGAATTATCAGTGTAATTTTGAATAGCTGTTTTTAACGTTCCAAATGTATAACTCATGATGTTCCTACCGTAACTGTTCCAAGTTGCCCTTTACATAAAGGAATTAAATCATATTCTAATGTAGTTAAATTAAAAGCAGGAAATTTAATTTCTGCGTTTATCTTGTTATTAGGAGGTCTTGGATTTTTAACTGCTTGAGGATCAGGGCCTATATGAGGAGCATATAGCTGTGGCTGTTTAGGATCAAATTCATCTGGACCCACTAACGCTCCAGTCCACTCTTCTCTCATCTCGTTTAAACGATACCTGAAACCAGACCTGTCTGATATACCCCACGTTTTTTTTCCTGCTGCGTATGCCATTAATTCCTCAAATAACTAGCACTCGGTTGTAATTTAAGCGAAACTCTTTGCTCATCTTCTTCCGCTGCTCTTTGAAACTCTTCTTCATAAACAGCTTTTAAAAACTGTAGTCTATCAGGAGCACGTTTCATAGACATATAGTAAGCTAATCCAGCAACCATACAAGGATAAAACCTGAACGGAAGGTCAGTAGTATTGACCAAAGTATCTGCATCTTCTAGTCTTCTAACATAATAGTAAATAACTTGGTCAGTAGAGTTTTCAGGAACAGCCCAAAGATTTATTACTGGTGCAATTTGCCTGTTAAACCAAAATTGACTAGGCCTACCTTGAGTAGTTTTATTTGGAAGAGTGACATAATCACCCCTACTAATTTCATCTAATGTGTAGTCAGTGCCATCTCTACGCAACACAACCTCTAAAATACTAACAACATCTGTATCAAGAGTTATTGTAGCAGTACCTTTAGTTAATGTTACTGTACCATTAGAAACTGTCCAAAGATTTAAACCTCTATTAGCCCAGTCCGCAAACATTAAATTTAAAGAACGTCTAGCAGATCTTGCATCATATCCAGTGCGAACTTCTAGCCCACACCTTTCATATGCTTCTTCAATAACCTCTGCTACATCTAAATTAAAATCTCTTGAACCGGAAGTTGCCATTTAAAATTCACCTTTAAAACCTTTTCCAGAAATTTGAACACCACCAGTGCTTGTACCTTTAGAATTAATAACGCCGCCGTTTTTCATACCTTTAGGCTTAACCTTGCCACCATATCTCATACCCTTTGGCTTAACCTTGCCGCCGTTTTTCATTCCCTTTGGCTTAACCTTGCCGCCGTTTTTCATTCCCTTTGGCTTAACCTTGCCGCCGTTTTTCATACCTTTAGGTTTAACAACACCACCATTTTTCATGTAACCCATATTGTTGCGTACTGATGTGGGTAACTTAGCAAGCCCAGGGTTTTTTGCTTTATTAACTTTCTTCATTATTTTTTTCTCCATCGTTATACAAGTTATCAAAAATTCTATTAACGTCTAATGTATAGTCTAAATCCGATTTTGAATAGTGTATATGTTGTGACGGCCTAAAATCGGGTGCACCTTCTCCTGTTTGAAACCATGCTGGATGTGTAACACGAACACGATTATTAGGCAATGCAACTATATTACCCGTCCAAATACCTGCATCTAAAAGCTGCAACACATGAGATTGTTTGTGTTGTGCAGGGTCATCAGCTATTTCACTCTCTGTATAATCTACAGTAAACAAATATTTTGCTGGAAACATTTCTCCATTAATCTTCGCCAACCAAGGACAAGGTGTTGCCCTGTCAAGAACATAAACTGAGTGATGATGTGAAGAACAATCCCAAGGTTGAGCATCATACGTGTCCATTGGTTCTGGCCATTCTTTTAACACCATATCACCAACTAACGCGGTAATTGGCATTCTTGCCCACATAGCTCCCCCATGAACTGTGTCTTCTTCTTCTCCATCAGCCTCACTTCCAGTAAACACAAGTTGAAAACTTAAACATCTATTAGGCATTGTTGTAACAGCAATAACCATCGCATGTAAAAACTCACCCTCATATTTTTCGTGATTGTGGGTGTATTCACGACGAACCCAACATTTAAAATAAGGAATGTTACTTTGTAGATATGCCATTATTTTTTCTTATACTTTCTTTTTTTTGCGACTTGTCGCTTTGACCCTTCTCGGTTTACCTTTAGGTTGACCGAGTCTTTTCTTTTGGGCAATTCTACTACTTTTTTCTGAGGCAGACATTTCTTTAGAAGTTTTAGGAGTCTTGCTACTAACTCTTTTGGTAGGCCTACAATACGGGACACCACGCTTTT